AGCTGGACATGAATGTGTCGGCTTTTGTGAGATTGACCCATTTGCTAGAAAGAGCTACAAAGCAATCCACGATACGAAAGGAGAATTTGAATTTCATGACATCACAGCAGTTACAGATGAGTCTGTTCGAGGAATTGGACGTGTGGACGTTATCTGTGGAGGATTTCCGTGCCAGGCTTTCAGCATTGCTGGAAAGCGAGCAGGATTTGAGGATACTAGAGGGACTTTATTCTTTGAGATTGCTAGGTTCGCATCTATTCTCAGACCTAAATATCTATTCCTTGAAAATGTCACAGGACTCCTCAACCATAACAACGGAAATACATTCGAGACCATCCTCGGAGCGTTGGATGAATTGGGGTATGATGCGGAATGGCAAGTGTTCAACAGCAAGAATTTTGGAGTCCCCCAAAACAGAGAAAGGGTGTTTATTATCGGACATCTTAGAGGAGCAGGTGGACGAGCGATATTTCCTTTCGAAAGAGGCGACAAGGAAATTGGTAGCCTACAAGGACAATCAACAAATACAATTACCGCCAGGTACGGAGAAGCACAAGGGAGCGGGTCGTACATTATTGAGGGTCAACAGCCGAAAATCATCCAACGAGGCCACGGATACAATCAAGGTGGAGAACACGATACAGCACCTACATTAACTAGCAATAGCTGGCAGGAAAATAACTTGTTAGCCATCAAAGAGGCAACTACCAAAGGTTATTCTGAGGCAACGGTTGGTGATTCTATCAATCTGTCACATCCCAATTCTGCCACACGACGGGGACGTGTTGGGAAGCAGATGGCGAATACTCTCTTGACAGGCGAGGAGCAGGGTGTTGTTGTGTATGATTTTTACAACCGAAAAACCAAAGATGGGGTTGGCACACTCACTGCCAGTGGCCATCAGGGGAATACCAAAGCAGGGACATTCGGCATATTAGATGGTATCCGCATCCGCAAACTGACACCTCGCGAGTGTTGGAGGTTGCAAGGTTTTCCAGATTGGGCGTTTGATAGAGCGCAAGCAGTAAACAGTAATAGCCAGCTATATAAGCAGGCTGGTAACTCAGTCACGGTTAATGTGATTGAGGCGATAGCGAGAAGATTGGAGTAGTGTCATGAGTAAATTTATTAACGCAGACTGCATAGACGTGATGCGTGAGTATCCTGACAATTATTTTGACCTTGCAATTGTAGACCCGCCCTACTTTAGTGGACCTGAAAAACGGAAGTTCTATGGGCGTAAAATAAGTCCGATAGGTGTACAACGTTTGTATGGGCAGACGAGCGAATGGAATGTACCTGGTAAGGATTATTTTGACGAGCTATTCAGAGTCTTAAAAAATCAGATTATTTGGGGTGTGAATTATTTCCAGTATGATTTTGGTCCAGGTCGTATCGTCTGGGATAAGGTCAATGGGCAATCAAGTTTTTCGGACTGCGAAATTGCTTACTGCAGTATGCATGATAGCGTGAGATTATTTCGCTATATGTGGAATGGCATGATGCAGGGTAAATCCATTGCAGAGGGGCATGTCCAGCAAGGAAATAAACGATTGAACGAAAAACGGATACACCCTACACAGAAACCCGTGAATTTGTATCGCTGGCTAGTCCAAAAGTATGCTAAAGAAGGCGACAGAATCTTAGATACACATGTTGGCTCAGCCAGCAGTTTAATTGCTTTTGAAGAAGCAGGTCTTGAATATGTCGCTTGTGAGAAAGATGAACAAATTTACCAATTAGCTCTGGCCAGACTGGAAGAATACAAGTCACAGATTAAATTATTTTAGGAGGAAACAGATGAATAATAAAATGAGCACAAGAGAACAATTACTGGCAGTATTGTTTGTATTCCCATTAAGCTTTATCTTATCGGGATTGGTAATACGATATGGATGGAATAGCATCTTAACAACTTTAGACGGTGTCCCAAGTATAACACTAGCGCAAGCGATAGGTCTTGATATACTGGTCAGCTATATTATTGTTAGCGGTGGACGAAAGGAAGCTGATTATGATTTTGCCGAATTGTTGGCAAAAGTAATCGGAACCCCTATTATTACATTTGTTCTACTTTGGATTGTCACACTATTTTTGTAGAGGAGAAAACAAATGAATAAACAGGAAGCGATTGAGCAGGAGAAGTTGTATGTCGTAACAGACGGTAACAAGCTCTACTTAAAAGAATTTGATGAACTGAATGCAATCATCATTATTGATGATGTTGTGGGTGCTGTAGATTATGCCAAACGGTACTCCGACAAAATCGAAGCACAAAAAGCTGCTGATGAGCTAGGATGGATTGTGCAGGGGGTGGAGTGATGGAGAAATACATTGTGAATGAAGATAACGAACGTCCGGTGTGCGCAAATTGCCAGAGCGAAATCCTTGACGAAGAATATCTGATAATCAGAGATAATTTCTTGCTCGTTAATTATTTTGATGATCCGGATGGTTTGGATAACATATTCTGTTCAGAACACTGTATTTGCGAGAGTTTATTCGTGTCTGGAGTGGAAATTGTGGAGGAATGATGAAACAATTATTAAGGTCTGTCGGATTTATACTGATATTTTATTCGGTTGCCCCTAACGTCATCCACGAGATGACGCTTGCTCAGAAGATAATGTTTGGATTAGGCGCTAGTTGGCTATTTTATGAAGGAGGCAAAAGAAGAATGCGGGCGCAAGTACAAAGAGGGCACATTGGACTATGGCAGTATCTTTCAGACAGGCTATTGTGGCAATTGTTTGGTTGAACGTGTAGAAAGAGGCGAAGAATGGTAGTACCAAAATTTAGGGCGTGGGATACTTTTGACGAAGATATGGTTAATGATATTTTCTTTTCATGGCAAGATTGTGGATATGAAAGCCTGAATGAATGTCTATCTGATGAACGTTGGAAATTCATGCAATTCACAGGTAAGATGGATTCGACTGGGCAAGTCGAGGTGTATGCTGGGGATATTTTATATTACCCAGACCAAGATGAGGACAACTATGGCATTATAAAATTTGACGAAGACACACTAGCTTTTGTTCTCGACAACGGATATGAACGTTTCGTTTATGGTGATTACGGTATGGGTAAAGTCATCGGCAACATCTATCAAAATAAAGATTTAGTAGATTATATATTAGGAGGCAAAAATTGATACCGAGATATAGGGCATTTTACGAAGGTAAGATGTATGAAGTTAAAGCTGTGATTTGGACCAGTCGCGGATTGTACGTGACGTTGGACGAAGGCAACAAGGCTGGCAGGCGTGTACGTGGTGCGAAACTCATGCAATCCACAGGGCTGTTTGATAAAAACGGCAAGGAGATTTTTGAGGGGGATGTGGTAGTCGTCTATGACGAGCTCAACGAATTTGAGTCAGAAGTTTACGAGATAGTTTACTCACAAGATAATCTTGCGTGGATATTTTATGACAATGAAAGCCATGATTTTTATTTGATATCAACCTGCACATGGGACGAACTCGAAATCATCGGAAATGCGCATCAAAACCCGGAATTGTTGGAGGTAAACAATGACTAACGAAAAACTAGGCGTGCTACTAACAAGTAAAAGGGGTACTTTTGAGTATGTCGGCGAACGGTTTATAATTAGGCAGTCTTATTTTAGCGAGTTCGTCAAACAGAGTGCCTACAAATGCACCCAAGAAGAAGCTAAAAAATACCCACAATTCAGATGGGTAGCGTTGGAGGACTTGAAATGATCAACAATGTTGTATTGGTCGGTAGATTGACGAGGGACGTAGAGCTACGTTATACACCGTCTAATCAAGCCGTTGCGACTTTTACTTTGGCGGTTAACCGCAATTTTAAAAATCAATCGACAGGAGAGCGGGAAGCTGACTTTATCAATTGCGTATTGTGGCGTCAGCAGGCCGAAAATCTGGCTAATTGGACCAAGAAAGGTCATCTGATTGGCATTACAGGTCGTATACAGACTAGAAGCTATGATAACCAGCAAGGCCAACGGGTCTATGTGACCGAAGTTGTTGCTGAGAGTTTTCAGTTATTGGAAAAGCGTGATAACACTGCTAATCATACAAGCATCGAAGAGCAGATGCCACCAGGGCTCAGTGGTCAGCCGATGGATATTGACGATTATGACTTGCCGTTTTAGGAGGATATGATGAACAAACTGATTAAGAAGCTATTCTGGGAAATATTCCCTAAAAATAAAGAAGAGTGGGAGAAATACTTTGATTGGTGCATACATTACTCAAAGATATTTTACCCTGTTGGGATGCTATTAAATATATATGCAACTATTATGTTGTTTTTAACGGAATTATTGATTTATTCACTTGTAATTCTATTATTTCCATTAACAAGGATTGAGTTGAGAATACATGCCAACAAAGCTAGAAAACAAAGGAAAAAGAATAATGACTAAAATTATTGGATTTGGCCGATGTTTCGGCAAAACTACAATGGCTATTTTGGAAAGTCATGCGACAGGACATTATATTGTCTGTGCTAATCGTAGGATGGCTGATGATACTTTTAGGTTTGCAAAACAGCTTGGCTATACTATTCCTTTTCCGCTATCTGTCTCAGATACACGATTTAGATGTCCAGATGGTCGTAAATATTCGGATGAACCAGTAATTATTGACAACGTTGAAATGGTTTTACAATCCTTGTTAGGATGTCCAGTTGAAACCATCACATTCAATAGTCCACATGTGATCACTGAAAAGGATCGATACGATGAAGAAATAGCTGAGCTGAAAAAAGAGTTAGCAGCTTGTTATCGAGAGAAGGAAGAGGACCAGGTTGCCATTGAGACTCTGAAAGACAAATGCGTGGACCCCATGCTTGAAAATGCAGACTATGTCTGGGATGAGATGGCTAGAGAAACAGCCAAGAAAAGAGCTAATAAGAGAAAATGGAGGGCGAAATGAGAGTTATTTTATTTGGCGAATATCAACCAGTCTTAACATTCTTCTTTCACTTGATTGTGATTGACTGGATATGGAAATTTTTAGAAGTAAATTATTTAGGTGAAGACAACGGAAACATTCCAGACTCAATCATTTTGATTTTGGTATGTGGGTATATTACCTGGCTTCTACGATAGGAGGAACTATGATTTTACTTGAAATTATTAAATTTTTAGCAACAATGATTGTGATTGCATTCCTGTTGGTTGTGTTAATCGCTATCATCATGGGAGCTTGGGAGACCTACAAGAAACAATCAGATAAGAGGTGATGCAATGCCATTATTTCCAGAGGTAGATGTCAGCAAGACGAAAGAGAATGCAAAGAAAATACTACGTGGGTATCCTCGATGGAGAAGAATAGCTAATGACTTCGATGGACAAAAAGTAACCCAGGAATATACATTTATGCCACGAAACATGTCTAGTGCTCCATCTAGGCCGGTAGAAAAGTTGGCGATACGAAAAGCAGATGCATTGCTAGAGCTTGAAGCTATCGAACAAGCCGTAAGTAATCTGTTGGATCCTTACAGTAGGGTGATATTATTCGAAAAGTATCTAGCCAGAATGCCTAACAAAGACTATACAATTTACTCTGATTTAGGCATATCAGAAAGCTCATACTATGATTTGCTTGACAAAGCCCTGCTAGAATTTGCTGAGATTTATCGAAACGGGGAGCAGGTGGAAATTTTGGAGTAAGTTTGGAGTAAAAGGCAAGTAAAACCAAAGTAAATATACATTTTTCGATGCTAAAATAGTAGTATGGAACAACAGGAACTAGACAGGCATTGACCTGTCTTTTTATGTTATGAGGTAAAAAACATGAGGAAAGTCGAACCGATTCGTGATGTAGATGATATAGAGCGGATGAAAGACTTCCTTTTCGCTCAAAGTCACAGAAACTACATTCTAATAATGTGTGGTCTATATTCTGGTTTAAGAATCAGCGACATCGTCAAGTTACAAGTAAGAGATGTTCTGAGAGACCACATTGAAATTGTCGAACAGAAAACAGGTAAAAGCAAAACGTTTGCAATTAATAATGAGCTTAGAAAAGCTCTTGATAAATACATAAAAGATAATGATTTGAAATCGTATGATTATCTATTCCCTAGCAGAAAGAGAGTTAATTCAGATGGATTAAGAATCACGCATATTGGCCGAGTTGCTGCTTATCAAATATTCAAAACGGCAGCTAATCACATAGGTCTATACAATATTGGTACTCACACAATGCGTAAGACCTTTGGCTATCACTTTTACAAAAAAACACAAAACATTGTACTCTTAATGGAAATCTTTAATCACGCATCTCCGGACATAACGCTTAGATATATTGGATATAAGCAGGACGAATTAGACAAAGCTATGCTCGATTTTAGCTATTAAAAAGCTATGTATTTTACATATTGAGAAATTGTAAATTGATTTCCGAGAAAAATGGTTGAAACCGTTGGTATGATTGGGATTATTTCAAGTTGTCCCAATTTAACAGAATATAAGATATGTTAAATTCAAACACAAATTGAAGAGGTTAAAATGGCAGATATAAGACCAGATAGAAGTGGTCCGCATCGGGTAGCTTTTGAGAAAAACAAGAAGATAATTCTTAAGACAAGAAACACATGTGGAATCTGCGGAAACCTTGTTGATAAGTCATTAAGTTATCCGCATCCATTAAGTCCTGTGATTGACCATATCATCCCTGTCAATCGCAACGGACATCCGTCAGATATTAACAATCTTCAACTTGCTCATTGGCAATGCAATCGGCAGAAGTCCGATAAACTATTTGCTGACGATAAGGTAAATGGAACGAAAGTTGTTGGCAATCGAAATTTACCACAAAGTATGAATTGGACGAAGTACCGAGGTTGAGAACATAGGGGGGTACCACCCTCCCCACCGCCTCGGCAGAGCTTCACGCCGTCACTGTACATTTTTTCTCGCGCCAAAATTGAAAGGAGACCAAATTGGAATACAAAGGTATCGGGTATCTCAGACGAAAGCTAAACGAGGTCAAACCTCGAGTGGAGATGAGGTATAAGCAGTATGCTATGCAGTATAGAGATAGTTCGTTTGGAATTACCATTCCACCAAATATCCGTCAACAGTATCGGTCGGTTTTGGGCTGGTGCGCGAAAGGTGTAGACAGTCTGGCTGATAGATTGGTCTTCCGTGAATTTGACAATGACCAGTTCCAAGTCAATGAAATTTTTCAACAAAATAATCCAGATGTCTTCTTTGATTCGGTGGTACTGTCATCCTTGATAGGTTCGTGTAGCTTTGTCTATTTGACCAAGGTAGAGGATAAGGTGCGGCTGCAAGTCATCGAGTCTAGCAACGCAACGGGCATCTTAGATCCAATTACAGGGCTATTGACCGAAGGCTATGCGGTCTTGCAACGAGATGATAATGGTAGTCCGAAGTTAGAGGCTTATTTTACAACCGAATGGACTATCTATGTATCGGGAGGAACTTTCACACCGATAAAAAATCCAACAGGTCGTCCGTTACTAGTACCAGTCATTCATAGGCCAGATGCGGTTCGTCCGTTTGGCCGTAGTCGGATAACTCGTGCAGGTATGTACTATCAGTCGTATGCCAAGCGAACGCTGGAACGTGCCGATGTGACAGCGGAGTTCTATTCGTTCCCACAGAAATATGTTTTGGGCACAAGCCAAGATGCGGAACCTATGGACAAGTGGAAAGCGACTGTGACAAGTCTCTTGGAATTTACTAAGGATGACGATGGTGACGTGCCGAGCATTGGACAATTTACAACAGCTAGTATGAGCCCATTTACAGAGCAGTTGCGGACTGCAGCGGCTGGATTCGCTGGCGAAATGGGATTGACTTTGGATGACCTTGGTTTTGTGTCGGACAATCCGTCATCGGTAGAGGCAATCAAAGCTAGTCATGAGAATTTGCGATTAGCAGGTCGGAAAGCTCAGCGCAGTTTGGGTAGTGGCTTGCTGAATGTCGCTTATGTTGCTGCTTGTTTGCGTGATGAGTATCCGTTTTTAAGAGAACAGTTCGTCAAGACTGTTCCTAAGTGGGAGCCGTTGTTTGAGGCTGATGCTACGACATTAACAATGTTGGGCGACGGAGCTATCAAAATCAATCAGGCTTTGCCAGGTTATATCACAGCAGAAACGATCCGTGATTTGACAGGTATTGTTGGAGATAGTGAGGCTAAACCAGTGATTCCAGAGGTAACAGCGAATGGAACGTGATATTTTACCAGACTTGCTAAAGGAAGTGCAGGACAAGTTTGAAACATCCTACAGCAAGAGTGAAAAGGTCAGAAATGCTTTTGCTGAACTGAAAAAGAAAAAAGCGACCTATGCCACAGCAAATGATTTTGCCCTGGAGATTGGGGACATTCTGGCAGACGCTCTCAGTTCGTCTGTAAGGAGCGATAAGTTGCCAGACGGTAAAATGTACTACAACATAGCTCAAAGGCTACTGACGGACACGCTAGGGCGGAATTTCGAGCTTGTGAGTGGTTATGCTGGTCAAGTTCAGGAGGATTTGAATAGGTCTGCAAATATTGGTCTACAGGTTCAGGCGCCAGAAATAAATCAGGACAGGATTGACGGGCTTGTCAATCGCTTGTCCTCCGAAGATGAATTTTCTAAGGTCGCTTGGATGTTGCAGGAGCCGATTGTGAACTTTACGCAGTCGATTGTGGATGATAGTATCAAAGCAAATGCGGAGTTTCATTATGATTCGGGACTATCTCCTCAGATTATCCGCAAAGAAGGCGGTAAGTGCTGCGACTGGTGTCGTGAAGTTGTTGGAATCTACCAGTATCCAAAAGTTCCGAAAGATGCCTATCGCAGGCATCAACGATGCAGATGCACAGTGGATTATGATCCAAAGAATGGGAAAATTCAGGATATTTGGAGTAAGTTGTGGCGGAAGCAAAAAAAACAAGAAGAAGCTGAAAAAAGAGTCTCTGAAGCAGTGTTTAGTGAAGGTGTTTTGCAACTCAAAAAGGATATTGCTAAGATTAACATGACAACAGCCACTCCAAATGATATAATTGAAATAGGGAAGCGAATCAATTATCACTTTAACGTATCAGAACATATCGGAAACAACGCAAAACTCAAGGAGATTTTTTCAAATTTTCGTGATATTGGCGGAGAAATTCCTAAAGAAGTTTGGGCTAAAGGTTCTTCTAAGGTTGTAAAAGACCAATTGCAAAATGCTTTTTCGTATTATCCAAAAGAATGGTCTCAAATACCACAGAAACACGGGAAACAGCTGTCAGCCATTAAAAGAAAACGCGGTTATTTCTCTGGCCATGATGTAAATCTTGTTATTGCAACTAATGGTGTTAGACAATCTACTCCATTCCACGAAATTGGACATTTGGTAGAATGGGCAACCCCTGATTTGGTTCGTTTAGAGAAAGCTTGGGTAGACCAACGTACTGTTGGAGAAATGGATTCACGGCTTAAAGATATTTTCCCAGGTTCCTCATATGGACCGAGAGAAGTCACGAAGAAAGATGATTTCGTTGATCCATATATCGGTAAATATTATCGTGATGCTGCTGAGGTGTTTACAATGGGACTACAAGGAATATTTGTTCCGGAGGAACTATTTGTTAAATCATATAATAGGCAGAATTGGAGCTATGAGAAAAAGACAATCAATGACGACCCTGAATTCCTAAACTTTATTATCGGATTATTTGTGAAAGTGTGACAACTTATGGATCAATTACATCAACAACTTCGTCAAAAATATGACGAGAAAGTAGAAATTTATCTTGAAAAATTTGGCGAACACTCGTTAGACAATGTTTTTTTGTGGGAGCCTCACGATTACCCAACTAATTGGAAAAATTGCTTGGAGTCAGCTATTGGCGACCTCCAAAAAGCAATAGACAGTGACGTCCCGATTGAGCCAGATCCAGAAAACGTAATTTACTGAGCATTCGAGAATTCGAGTGCTTTTTTGTTGCAGAAAATAGGAGGGAGTATGTACCAACTAAGTAAAATAAAAAAATGGTTCGTCAAGACTTTCTTATGTGTTCATGATTTTTGGTTCAAAGATTTAGGGCATTATAAGATTGATTTTTATTATTGCAAGAAGTGTGGTAAGGTCACTAAAAGATTATAATTTTTGGAAAGGAGAACGCCATGAATAAGCGTATCAAGAAGAAATACAAAACATTCAAAGAATTATGGGATTGTATGGAATGGATTATGTTTAGATTGAATAGACATGTTACTCGATTGGATAGCTTGGAGAATCGTTTGGAAAATCTGAGAGTTATTGATTCCGCAAATATTCAGACCATCAATCGCATGTTTGAAGATTACGAAAAACGGATTGAAACGCTAGAGCGTGAAGTCAAACAACTCAAGAAACCTTGGTATAAACGGAGGAAGTGATGGCTGAAGTAGTTACTATTGATGAATTAGCAAAGAACAAAGAGCGAGGTGTCGGTTGCCGTGGCATCCTCAAGGCTGAATTAGATACTGTTGCCAATATTGAATCAATCGTTATCGTTAGCCTGAATAAAGATAATCAGATTAACGTCTCTTACAGCAGAAACAGTAGTCTGGAAACATTAGGAATGTTGGAAGTTGGTAAAGCTATTTTGTTGGAAGAAATGCAATAGGAACCGTGTCGAGTTGATGCGGTTTTCTTTTTGTCCTGTCGCATGACGGAAAACTAGGCAGACGATTGAAAGGACGGATATATGGCAAGGAAAAAGCTTGGCAATCAAAATCCTACTCAATCGGTAATACTCAAATACGTTAAACGAAATTCTAAAGCCAAAGAAGCGATAGAACTCTATGAGCGAACGGGCCTGTCTTGTTACGCTTGGCAGGTCAATCTGCTCAATCCTATCATGGCTGTTGACAAAAATGGTCTGTGGGTACATCAGAAGTTCGGTTACTCAATTCCGCGTCGGAATGGTAAGTCGGAAATTCTCTATATGCTGGAGATTTGGGGTTTACATAATGGTCTGAATATTTTGCATACAGCCCACCGCATTTCTACATCGCATTCGTCCTTTGAGAAGGTCAAGCGTTATCTGGAAAAGATGGGCTATGTGGACGGTGAGGATTTTAATTCCATTCGAGCCAAGGGTCAGGAGCGAATCGAACTCTATGAGACTGGCGGTGTGGTCCAGTTCCGTACTCGGACTGGTACTGGTGGTCTCGGTGAGGGATTTGACCTGCTTATCATTGACGAAGCTCAGGAATACACTACGGAGCAAGAGTCAGCTCTTAAGTACACTGTGACGGATTCAGACAATCCGATGACAGTCATGTGTGGAACGCCACCGACACCCGTTTCAAGTGGTACGGTCTTTACCAAGTATCGCGAGACTTGTCTGTTTGGCAAGGGTAAGTATTCGGGATGGGCTGAATGGTCTGTGGATCAGGAAAAAGAGATTGACGATGTGGCTGCATGGTACAATTCCAATCCGTCCATGGGCTATCATCTCAACGAACGGAAGATTGAGGCTGAGCTTGGTGAGGATAAGTTAGACCATAATGTGCAGCGTTTGGGTTTCTGGCCGACCTACAATCAGAAATCAGCTATATCTGAGACCGAGTGGAACGCACTCAAGATTGACGATATGCCGAAGTTGACTGGCAAGTTATTTGCTGGCATCAAGTTTGGTCAGGATGGAACCAACGTAGCCTTGTCTATTGCTGTTCGGACAGAGGACGGTCAATTCTTTGTAGAAACCATTGACTGTCAATCCGTTCGGAATGGTAGTGCTTGGCTAGTTGCCTTTTTGAAACAGGCAGATGTAGCTCAAATCGTCATTGACGGAGCTAGTGGCCAGAAGATGTTAGAAGAGGAGCTGAAGGACTCTAAAATTCGCAATGTCATCTTGCCAACCGTCAAGGAAATCATCATTGCTAACTCGATGTGGGAACAGGGTATCTACCAGCACACGATTTGTCACAATGGGCAACCGTCACTAGCTAAGGTTGTGACTAACTGCGACAAGCGGAACATTGGCTCAAATGGTGGTTTTGGCTATCGCTCGCATTTTAACGATATGGATATTAGTTTAATGGATAGTGCTTTGCTGGCACATTGGGCTTGTGCTACAACCAAGCCTAAGAAAAAGCAACAGATTAGGTATTAAGTGGACAGGGGTGACCTGTCTTTTTTAATGCAAAAAAATATTACCGAACTGCCGGGAAAGCAGGAGAAAGGAGACATTGATATGTCTGAATTTAAAGCAATCGAGACACAAGAGGAGCTGGATACGATTATCAAGGCTCGTTTGGGGCGTCTGAGAGAGCAGTATGCTGACTACGACGAACTGAAATCTCGTGTTTCAACTTTGGAAGCGGAGAACGCTGGTCTCAAAGAAACGGTCGCACAATCAAATCAGACTGCAGCTGATTTTGAAAGCCAAATTGAAGGGTATAAGTCAACCATTGCAGGTTATGAAACTGCGAAAACGAAGACGGCTATTGCTCTTAAATATGGCTTGCCTATTGAATTTGCTGACCGTTTGCAGGGCGAAGACGAGGAGAGCCTTACGGCAGATGCCGAACGCTTTGCAAGTCTCATGAAACCACAAGCTCCAATTCCACCGCTCAAGGATATTGAGCCAGAAGTAAAAGGCGAAGACGCCGCATGGCGTCAAGCTGTCCGAGAACTAACTAAAGGAGAATAATTATGACATCAAATGCAACGAAAACAGGAAGCTTATTTAGCCCAGAACTTGTCAAAGAAATTATGTCTAAAGTGACTGGCCATTCAACGCTCGCAAAACTATCTAATCAGATTCCAATCCCATTCGCAGGCACGGAGGAGTTTATTTTTAATCTAGAGGGTAATGCTCAAATTGTCGGCGAAGGTGAACTGAAAGGAGCAGGAACGGCTAAAGTAACTACTAAAGTTATTAAGCCACTCAAATTTATTTACCAAGCTCGTTTAACCGACGAATTTATGTATGCCTCTGAAGAAAAACAAATGGATTTCTTGAAGCACTTTGCCGACGGATTTGCCAAGAAAATCGCAGAAGCATTTGACATTGCAGCGATTCACGGTCTTGAACCTAAATCACTCCAAGATGCGACATTCCGAGATAGTAATTCGTTTGACGGCGTAATTACTGGTAACGTCGTTGTTTATAACGCAGGTACGATTGATGAAAATATCGAAACTGCTGTAAAAGCAATTCGTGCAAAAGGTGGAGAAGCAACCGGACTAGCTCTGTCTCCGACAGCAGGTGGAGCCCTTGGAAGCCTGAAAGATACCAATAAAAATACAATCTTCCCAGAATTTCGATTCGGTCAAAACCCAGACTCATTCTTCGGCATGAAATCTGATATCAATAAGACTTTGACAGTGTCTGGTGGCAGCGCAAAGACAGATCATGTAATTGTCGGAGATTTCCAAAATATGTTTAAGTGGGGCTATGCTGAAAACATCCCTATGAAAGTCATTGAATTTGGAGATCCAGACGGCACAGGACGCGACTTACAAGCCTACAATGAAATTTGCTTGCGTTCAGAGGCGTTTATCGGTTGGGGAATCTTAGATGCAGATTCTTTCGCTCGTGTTGAGGTATAAGAAAGGGGAAAACTATGAATACTTATAAAGATAAAAAAACAGGTATGACTATCACAACAGACTGTGAACTTAGAGGCGATTGGGAATTGGTTAAAGAAAACACTCATCCCAAAACTCCGACTGTGCCTGAATTGAAGTCAATGTTGACCGAATTAGGGATTGAATTTAATCCGAAAGCGAATAAAGAGGAGTTGTTGCAGCTTTACCAAGAAAGCCAGAATCTGAATGAAGAGGAGTAGCTTATGACTCCTTTTGCTACTACATCCGACTTGGAAACTTTGTGGCGGGTATTGAAATTTGACGAGACTGAGCGAGCCAAAGCATTGCTTGAAGTTGTGTCAAATTCTTTGCGTCACGAAGCTCAGAAAGTCGGAAAAGATTTGGAGGAGATGATTGCTGATAGTCCGGTGTTTGCCTCAGTGGTCAAATCCGTTACAGTCGATGTAGTTGCTCGCACTCTCATGACATCAACAGACCAAGAGCCGATGACTCAATTTAACGAGTCAGCTCTTGGTTATTCGGTGTCAGGGTCATTTTTGGTCCCTGGTGGAGGGCTCTTTATCAAAGATAGCGAGCTGAAGCGATTGGGATTGAAAAAACAACGTTTTGGAGCGAGGGACATTTATGGGACGGATTAAAGGTATACCGATTATCTTAATTGACAAACAGGACATTGGCAAGGATTCGTTTGGTCATCCCAAGACTGCAGATGTTGAAATCGTGGTTGAGAACGTCTTGATTGCGCCTGCAACAACTGAGGATATCACCAACCAAATCAATCTTACTGGTAAAAAAGTTGACTATACTCTTGCAATTCCTAAAGGCGATGTTCACAACTGGACGAACAGGGAGGTTCGTTTTTTCGGTCAACGATGGCGAACAGTTGGTGAACCGCTGGAAGGTCTTGACCATCTGATTCCGCTTGAATGGAATAAGAAAGTGCAGGTGGAACGGTATGGCTAGAATGAAATTTAAGTTGAACCGCGCTGGTGTTCGTGAACTGTTGAAATCGCCTGAGATGCAGGCAGTTTTGACTGACAAGGCAAATGGCATTCGAAATCGTGCTGGTACTGGATATGAGTCGGACATTTTTGTCGGCAAGACTCGTGCCAACGCTATGGTCTATGCGGATAGCTTTCAAGCCAAGCGTGATAACAAGAAGAATAATACATTGCTTAAGGCGGTGAAGTCATGATTGAAGTCATCACGTTGAACTTTTTAACCGAGCATCTTTCTGTGCCTGTCTATACGGAACATCAGGAGAAAATGCCTGACAGCTTTGTGATTTTTGAAAAGACGAGCGGTGGAAAAAAGAACCATCTGAATCAAGCGACTTTGGCGATACAATCTTATGGGCAGTCTTTGGAAGAAGCTGCCATTTTGAACGAAGAGGTCAAACAAGCCATTGAAAAGATGGTTGAACTACCAACTATCAGCAGGGTTGAATTGAACTCGGACTATAATTTTACAGATACGGAAACCAAACGCTATCGCTATCAAGCGGTAGTGGATTTTATTTATTTTTAAAAAGGAGAATTTACATGGCAGATGCAAAACTTGTGTCATCGGCAAAGCCCGATATTGCTGGGGCGATTTCCTCAGCTCCAACGGGAACGAGCTTGCCGACCAATGCGACTACTAAGCTAAACACGGCTTTTAAAAACTTAGGCTACATTTCAGATGATGGCTTGACTAACGAGGACACTCGTGAATCGGAAGAATTGAAAGCATGGGGCGGTGATGTGGTTGATACTCCTCAAACAGGAAAATCAGACAAATTTACCTATACGTTGCTTGAAGTCTTAAACGTGGAGGTCTTGAAAGAGGTCTATGGTCCTGAAAATGTGACAGGCGACCTTGCAACTGGCATCACAGTCGAGGTCAACTCTAAGGAATTGCCTACGCATCCATTGGTAGTGGATATGTTGCTGAAAAACGGTGCGAAGAAGCGGATTGTTATCCCGAATGCTAAGGTATTGGAAGTCGGGGAGATTACCTACGCTGATAGTGATTTGGCTGGGTATGAAACGACTATCCAAGCTCTGCCAGATAGTAAGGGCAATACACACTATGAGTACATCAAAGGAGCTAGTGAAGTCACAGGTGCTAGTGGTCCATCGTCATCTTAAGGAGGTTTAAATGTTTGAAGTAAAAACTAGTACAGGTCTTGTGCTTAGCATTGACCAAGACCGTTTGGAAAACTATGAGCTTTTCGAGGCCATCGCAGACGAAGAAGCTGGAGACAGTAGTGCTATGATTCGGATTGTCAATCTGTTACTTGGTGCCGAAGCTAAGAAACTAAAGGACCATGTCCGTACAGAAAAGGGACTAGTGCCTATTCCTGCTCTTGGTGCTGAAATCAAGGATGTCTTTGAACAAGTCAAAGACTTAAAAAACTCGCAATCCTCGCCAGAATGATTGCGGTAGATGAGGATGCTCTTGTCTGTGACTTAGCTGAAACTTATGGCATATATGATTATCGACAGCTACCTATTTTGCGGGTAGCTGTTTTTGCTAATGGTTTGGGCGAGACATCACGGATTAAGAAGGTCTTGTCTGGTCAGAAGGAAGACTTGGATACTCTGCTGCTTGCAGGTATCTATGATACGGTGCGTTTGCTCTTTTGGGCTAAAACTAAGGATGGACAGGCCGGACGGAATCGTCCAAACTCTGTCACTCAAGCCTTGGAAGGTTCGAAAGTGGAACGTGAAGAGAGGGTCTTTTCATCTGGTGAGGAGTTTGAACGTGCTATGCGTGCGCTAGAAATAGAGATTGGAGGTGAGGAGCATGGCGACTGATTTAGGTTCTGCTTATGTGCAGATAGTCCCGTCCGCAAAAGGCATTAGCGGTTCAATATCAAAATTATTGGGTGGTGAAGTTGATAGCGCTGGTAGGTCAGCTGGGTCAAGCCTTGGAGCCTCGCTCGTCTCTGCTTTAAGTGGTGCACTTGCAGCAGCAGGAATCGGCAAAATAATTAGTTCGGCTTTGGGAGCGGGCGCTGCTCTTCAACAATCATTTGGTGGTCTGGATACTATTTACGACGGTGCACAAGAATCTGCTAAGAGGTTTGCAAAAGAGGCTTACAAGGCAGGTGTTTCTGCAAATACATACGCAGAGCAAGCTGTATCCATGGGTGCGAGCTTAAAACAATCACTTGGTGGTGATTCGACCAAAGCGATTAACATGGCTAACAAAGCTATCATGGACATGACAGACAACGCTGCGAAAATGGGAACGGACATTGGCGTCATACAACAGACTTATCAAAGTCTTTCTCGCGGAAACTATGCCATGCTGGATAATCTTAAGCTTGGTTTTGGTGGTACAAAGTCAGAAATGGAACGATTATTGAAGACTGCTGAAGGTTTGCCGTCTGCGATGGGGCGTAAATTCGACATCAGCAACTATGCGGATGTTGTCGAAGCTATCCACCTCGTGCAAGAAAGTATGGGGATAGCTGGAGTTGCAGCTGCCGAAGCTCAGAATACTTATTCAGGGTCCTTAGCTGCTATGAAAGCGAGTTGGGAAAATACACTGGCAGGCTTGTCCTTGGGCGAGAATATAGCTCCGCAATTACAAGCCTTGGCAACAACGACCTCTAATTTCTTATTTGGAAATTTCTTTCCCATGGTTGGTAATATCTTCAAGGGTTTGCCGACAATGCTTGGGACTATTATTGGAGATGGTTTAGGTAGAGTCTTTGGCGGAGAAGTATCTGGGAAGGTCATGGGTGAGTTAAATAAGCTAAATGAAATCATCTTGACATTTTACGATATGACTTTGGGTTCCTTGAGCGCGAAAGATAATATCGATATGCTCGAAAAGGTTGGATTTAGCCAAGAAACAGCATCTAAGATTACTTCTTTATCCGGTCAAATAGGGTCGGTCATTACATCGTTTTATGACATGATTTTTGGGTCGTTGAGTGCGAAAGACAATATTGATTTTATGGCTCAAATGGGGGTCAATGAAGGTACTGCAACAACGATTGTCAATTTTGCGAATACAATTCGAACTGGCTTTGAGGGAGTATGGTCTACTGTACAGACATTATTTGGGCAGGTTCCTAGTTTCTTCTCTTCAATTATTGGAGCACTTGGACCAATCATAACGACTATCATGGATGGGATTTCAAAACTGGACTTTTCAGGAATCCAGACTCTGATTGAATCTGCATTACCTGCAGTTCAAGCTGGTTTCCAAATGTTCATGAGTATTGTTAGCCCTGCGATTGATTCGGTCGTTCAATCGTTTGTGTCTATGTGGAATGCGGCACAGCCTTTGATTGATATTCTGAGTGGGGCTTTGATGCCTGTTTTTCAAATACTAGGGTCATTTCTTGGCGGTGTTGTAAAAGGGGCTCTTGAAGGTGTCGGATTTGCTTTTGATGCTTTAAAAGTGGCTATCGAATTCCTGACTCCTGTGGTCGATTTTTTGGTACAGGCTTTGAATTTCGTTCAGCCTGTGCTGAGTACGATTGCTGAATGGATTGGTGTAGCTATCGGTATGTTTGGCAATCTGGGTACGGCTGGGGAAGGTTTGAGTGCTTTTATCAAGTCGGCTTGGACCAACATTCAGTCAGCTATTCAGACGGCTGGAAATATCATCGGAACAGTCATTGACTGGATCAAATTGGCTTTTTCTGGAGCTGGAAATGCTGTTGATGTACTTAAAAATGTCTTTTCTTTGGCTTGGATGGCTATTCAAGATGCCATTAAGGTTGCTAAGGGAATTATTGACAATGTTATCTCAGGTGTAAAATCAGCTTTTACTGGTTTTCAGGATGTTGTGTCTAATGTTGGTGGTGCTGTTAGAGGTGTGATTGACAAAGTCATATCAACGATTAAAGGGATTGCCAATATCGATATTTCTGGAGCTGGTAAAGCGATTATGGATGGCTTCTTGGGTGGATTGAAGTCTGCTTGGGAGGGTGTCAAGAGTTTCGTAGGCGGTATTGCTGGTTGGATTGCGAAAAACAAAGGTCCGATCTCTTATGACCGAGTACTTTTGAAACCTGCTGGTCTAGCTATCATGCAAGGCTTGAATACGAACTTGAAAGTTGGTTTTAGGGATGTGATGGGCACCGTTTCTGGCATGGCTGGAGCGATTGCCAAGCCTTTTGAAAATCAATCTTTGGCCTATGATATGACCTCAAGTGCATCGGTGGATGTACGTCGAAATTTGTTATCATCATCTGGTGATTTGGCTGGAAATGATGGCGGAAATAGTTTAGCTGCGCGTCTAGCTAACATTGAGCGTTTCTTAGCTGCTTTGGTTGATAAGGAGTTGGCAGTATATCTTGACGGCGAAAAACTAGCTCAAAATAGTTATATGCATCAAGGAGCAATTATGGCGAGGGAGGGTATTTAATGAACTATTTGATTATCAATGATTTAAACACCTTGACCTTGGCAGATTGCCATGTCCTTGACTTTGGTAAGGCTCAGGCATCGATTGAGCGGTCTGAACAAGTCGATGTATTCGGTGCCAATGGGCAACTACATGTCAGCGAGGGTGCGTATGATGGCTACAACAGGACATTTACCATCACACTGAGACATTTGGCAGATGCTATGCGACTGATTGAGACATTTCGACCTGATAATAACATAGTGGAATTTGGCTATCTGAGAGATAGCCTTTTCTACTGTGATTTGGTGTCCAGTAGCTATGCGCCACTTGGTCCGCATCGTTGGAAGGTGGAAATCACGGTGTCCATGCATCCGTTTCGGTATGTTAAAAATCCAGCTGATGTCGCTTTGACTTCATCAGGTTCCGTGCAGAATCCAGGTACGGTCTATTCTGAGCCGATCATCATCATAGAGGGTTCGGGACGGGTGACCTTGACTATTGGTCAGCAGGTCATGGAGCTGGAACTGGATACTCGTGCGACCATTGACTGTCGGCATAAGCGACAAAATATCTATGACAAGAATGGTGCTGTAAAGAACACCATTCGCAAACGTGGTCCATTCTTTGAGATACCTGTCGGAAGAAGCGGTATTTCAACAAGTGGAACGGTCACGAAAATCACAATTAAGGGGAATTGGAGGTATACGGTTTGATTTATCTAAAAGACGGGAACATCCCGCTCAATCTTGCTTACGATGATGACATCGTGCAGGAAGCCAATAGTACCTACCAACTGTCCTTTAAATTTCCGCTGACTGATGGGAAGTGGAATCTGCTCAAAAGAGAAGTCTTTTTATTGTCGGATGACTTACATGGTGAGCAGGAATTTTTCATTTTCGAGGCGAAGAAAGCCAATGGCTATGTGCAGGTCTATGCTAAGCAGGTCGCAACGCTCTTGAATTACTATTCTGTCAACACTATCTCTGTTGATAGGGTCCCAGGGCAGACTGTCATGACTGCCTTAGCTGGTAGTATCAAGCGGAACTGTCCATTTACCTTTTTCAGCGACATCATGGATCGTCATACTTTTAACGAGTCCAATGTTTCGGTTATGGATGCTTTGGTCAAAGACAAACACTCTATTGTTGGCCAGTGGGGTGGTGACTTGGTGCGTGACAAGTACCAAGTCAAATTGTTGAAAAACGGCGGCATAGAGAATGAGTCGCTGTTTATGTACAAGAAAAATCTCAGTAGCTACGAAGAGTCTGAGAATATCAACAACTTAAAGACACGATTGCATCTCAAAAAGACAATCCAAGGACAGTCTGAGGGTGAGGCAGACCGTGTTATTGCTGTGACAGTGGATAGTCCGTTGATTGGGCAATATCGTCAAATCTACGAAGCAGATATTGAGGTTAATGACCAAGATGTGACAGATGAAGCAAGCCTTTTAGCTTATGGGCAGAGGTATTTTGGCTCAACTCTTTGTGATTTGGTAGAAAACTCTATCAATTTAGATGTCAAAGGTAAGTCCGATGTATCCGTTAAGATGTTCGACACAGTAAGTGTATTCCATGAGAGATTTGATGTGGACTTGCGTTTGAAAATCACAAGCTACCATTTTGGACCGATGTCTAAGCGATTGAAGTCAATCGGATTTGGTAAGGTGTCGCAATCTGTCAAGTCTACAGTGGCTAGTATGGTCGCTGGCAGTGTTGACAAAGCAACTGGAAGATTGTCAGCATCCTTTGAACAGAAACTGCAGAAGGAGATTGATAATGCAAACCGTCATTTCGACGCTGAATTTGAAAAGCGAGTCGAGGAAATCAATGACGGTATCGAGCAGTCAAAAGCAGAAGCCGAAGCTCATGCAGACAATATCAAGCAACAGATAGATGGACAGCTCGCCGAAGCAGACCGTCAATATCAACTTACCCAGCAAGCCCAAGACCGTCAGATAGCTGAAAGCCTACGCATCGCTGGTACATCTACTAATCTAGCTAATGCAGCTAGAGCGCTCGCGGAACAGGCTAATAATGACTTGGTCCAAGTTAAGGCAAGCGCAGAATCTCAGGCACGTCTGATATTAGAACAAGCCCAACGTCAATCCGAACTAATCAATCGAGTAACAACAGTTGAGAATGTAGTTGATGGAACAAAAGTCATCGTCACAGAACTTTCTAAAACGCTTAATAAAGCGACGGGAGACATCGACAGTGTTACTAATCGGACCAAGTCCATCGAGGACAATCTGAGCCAAACTAGGGCACAATATGAGCATCTGACACAGACTGTTAACGCTCAGACTGGTCAAATTGATAGCATCAATCGTAAGACCGTTGATTTGCAGAGCGGTATTGATGGTGTGACACAAAGATTTGAGAATTTGCAGATTGGCGGAAACAATCTACTAAAAAATACAAAAGATTTTAGTGGCGAATGGGACTATAATGGCCAGCGCAGAAAGATTGCTCCGTGGAAATACAATGGATTATCAGCTATCGAAGTTGACTATCCGTGGGAAGGCTTGACTCAACTTATACAAGTCAGGGCTGGTGAAGTGTATACATTCAGCGTCTATGTTGCATCTAGTCTTGCAAGTGATTCTGCTGAAATTTATATACATCTAAATAATTATCGTACAGAACAGATGGCTGTTGTTGATAATTATTACCGTAAATTTAACATGACCGCTACTTTTCAAAGGGTATCTATAACTTTTAAGGTTATTACCGATGGTTACATTGCCCCACGAATTGAGCGCAGTGATTTAAACGGTATCTTATATTTTGCGGGAATGAAGTTGGAACGCGGAACGATTGCGACTGACTGGTCTCCATCCCCTGAGGACGCTACGAACTACGCAGACACCAAAATTGCCGAGTACAAAAACACGGTTGACGGACGGTTTGCGACGATGCAAGCATCCGTTGATAGTAAAGCTAACCAAGCTGATTTTCAGCGTGTCCAAGAGACGGCTAGGCTGTACGAGCGGATTCTTGGCGCTTCCGAAAATGAGGTCAACTCAAATCTAGCTAGGCAGGTTTTAACCAGCAGTCTGTGGCAGACGGAAATCACTCGATTGCCTCGTGCTGGAGGAAAGAATTATTTCCTCAATAGCAATTTTAAAAAAGAGATGAAGTTTTGGCACAGCAATAGTGGAAATCCTGGTGTCAGTTTTAATGTTGATGACCAGCTAGCTGGTCAGCTACAGCGTTCGGGAGTCTTGCATGTTAATACAGGCAACATTGGATCCACTTACGCACACGGTTTTTATCAACATGTAGAAATGCCTCTGTCAGCTAATGACCAGATAACTGTGTCATTCGATGTAGCAGCTTTTCCTAATAATGATGCCGGTTTGGTTGTTATTGCCGTGAATCACTTATTTGATATCCGGAAAGAGATCCCAGTCGCCGAGATGCCGAAAACGAGTGTTTTTAGTCCTACATCGCTCAAAAGAAAAACCGCAACACTTTCAATTCCGGAGGACTGTGCTGGGATCTATTGCGCCGTTATATTTGGACAGGGGACTATTGGCAACATGGTCTTTGCGGACATGCAGATTGAAAAAGGAGGGGTAGCCTCTGACTATCGTCCTAATCCAACTGATGCCAATCGCGAATTGGAAGCAGTCACTACTCGTGTTACTCAATTGGCAGGGTCGTGGGCAGTGCAGCATCTCAATGAAGCAGGTGACATTTTGTCGCAAGCTAACCTGTCATCCTCTCAGTTCTTGCTTGAAGCGGCTAAAATCCGTTTGAAGGGTAAGACACTGGCTGATGAAATCCAAGCGATTGATGGTAAATTCAACACGCTCTTTGTCGCAGATGGTACCTTTGGCAAGTTGAATGCAAATGTTATTGACACTCAGGCAATCACAGCGGATAAGTTGAAGGTTGACCAAGCTTTCTTTAATAAGTTAATGGCAAATGATGCTTATCTAAAACAACTATTTGCTAAGACAGCCTTTATCACAAGTGTTCAAGCAGTAACCATGTCTGCCGGTCAAATTGTAGGGGGTGTACTTAAAGCGACAAATGGTGCTGCAGAATTCGACCTCAATAATGCTAAACTTGCCTTTAATTCCAGTGCGACCATTGAATTCAATAGTTCAGGCAATGCCCTTATTCGTAAGGTTGGTGATGTTACAGGCTTCTTGCATTTTAACAACGCTACGGCAGGAGGGACATATGTCGGATTAGGTGTCACCTCGCACAATGAGGGGGTCAAATCTCAAAACACCGGTCGATTTGCAGGTATTCGGATTTTTCGTTCTAATGATACAACGGACCAAACAGAAATTTATGGAGATAAAATTTATCTCGGCCATGGTTTTAATGGTAACGGTATAACGATTACAGCCACAAAATTGTCTACCTCTTATGAACTAGTCGATGTTATCAATTCAATCCGTGCTCTGTGGAGGTGTTGGCTACATTGGAATGGTACCGGATGGAATCCTGATGATATGGCTATGCGCAGATCGGTTATCAACGAATATAATACGTATAATATTGGATAGGAGACAACATGAACCAAGAACAAATCACACAAGCTTTACGCTTGACTAATAACGACCTCGTGGCAAAACTGTCAGAGGAGATGACAACTAAGAATCTGTTAGCTGTACAACTAACTGAGGCACAGCAGACTATCGCTAGTCTGCAGACAGAAATTAAGGAACTCACACAGCAACTGGATGAAGCTACTAAACCAGCGGAAATCATAGAAGAAGGAGAATGATCATGACACTTGAAACTATAAAAACTACTCAATTAATTGGAAACTTAAAAATCGGTGATGAGATTGTCAAAACTTATACAGTCAATATCGATAATAAAGGCATATCGAAGATTTTCGAAACTGTGTACAATCAAGAACTCTATGCGGCTAACCGCAAAGAGATGCGCAAGCAAGAAGCTGAGTTCCGTGAAAAACGCTACGAGGTAGAAGATGCTATCTTGGCTGAACTTGAGCCGAAGGAAGAGTAGCCTATGCCAGGACAAGATATCGTTAGAGAGGCAATCAAAGCCTCTTGGACAATAGATAAAATCGCGGGGGTGGTTGTCGTCATCCTCGCGATAATGCTTGTCTCGATGGTTGTCAGTCAAAATGCCCATGTCAAGCGATTGATTAATAATTTCCAAAAAACCAATGATGCTTTGATGGAGACTAACCGTCAAATCGCTAGCGACAATCAGCGTCACATGGAACATTTGACAACAGCGGTCAATAATTTGGCAAGTGAGACACGTAATGATATTGCGGATTTAAAAGAGCAGGTCTCAGAGCTCAAAGAGGAGGTAAGAGACCAACGAATGATGCCGTAGGAGGTAGAATATGGAACATTTAACAGAGCTTATTTTAGGCACAGCGACAGGGATTTTTGGTATTGTTGGAGGCATGATTGTCCACGAGGTCAAAAAGTATCTGATTACTAAAGGTGGTAAGCGAGCGGTCGAAATTACAGAGATTCTGGTGCGGAACGCCGTCAACGCAGTTGAGCAGATTACCAAATTAGACCAAGATAAGCACGTCGATAAATTAGATATGGCTAAACGTCGCGTAACAGGTCAGCTTGCTAAATACAACATCTATATGACTGATACACAGTTAGAGACCTTTATCGAATCAGCAGTGAAGCAAATGAATGATGCCTGGAAGGAGACTGACAAATGACAACAGTAAATGAAGTAGTTAATTTTGCCAAAGACCTAGCCAACCGTGGTCAAGGCGTAGACTACGATGGTTGGTATGGCAAGCAGTGTGTGGATTTGCCTAACTGGATTTGTGGTAAGTATTTCGGCAAGTCTCTTTGGGGCAATGCGATTGATTTGATTAAATCAGCCAAGCAACATGGTTTTGAGGTACATTACACACCTACCTCTGACCGTCCTCGACCGGGAGCTATTTTTGTCAAAAATTACTGGGCTGGCGATGGTGTCAATTATGGGCACACCGGATTGATTATCGGTGTTAGTGGCAATACTGTCCAGACAATCGAGCAGAATCTCGTTGGTAATCTGTCTGTCGGTGGTCCCGCTCAGTATTCTAGTCAGCAAATCAGCAATCTTGTTGGCTGGTTTTATCCACCTTACAGCGACTCTACTGCAGTGGCAACACAGCCAAGCAGTGGCAATCTCGGTAAGGTCAAAGACGAGCAGGGGACAATGATCGTTAAAGTATCTCTACTCAATGTCCGAGACAAGCCTGGTTTAGACGGTAAAGTTGTAGCTACTTACACTTATGACGAGCAGTTTAATTATGATTCGGTCTATATTGCCGATGGATACATTTGGGTATCGTATGTTAGCCGTAACGGTGTAAGTCGCTATGTAGCAGCAGGCGAAGAATCAAATCGGCGTAACGTGGTGCCTTATGGTATTTTCAAATAAATTTTCAGTCCAGCGGTCTGCTGGGCTTTTTTTGTTGCCCGAATTTCAAAAAAATAGCGTTTTTTCAAAATTCGATAGCAAAA